TGATCATTACTGATCCACCTTATCCAGAAGATTATCTTTATCTCTATCCCATATTGGGCCGTAAGGCATTTGAATTATTACCCGAGGGCGGATCACTTATTGTGATGATAGGCCAATCATACTTACCGACCATAATAACAGCACTCTCAGAACATCTAACCTTTCAGTGGATTTTGTCCTATCTCACACCAGGCGGCCAGTCGGTTCAACTCTGGCAACGTAAGGTGAATACGTTTTGGAAACCGCTCCTCTGGTTCACCAAAGGAGATTATAAAGGGAAATGGATTGGAGATGTAGCAAAAGATACAGTCAATGATAACGATAAAGATTGGCACCATTGGGGGCAGTCGGTGAGTGGTATGGTTGATATAGTGAATCGGTTTGTTGAGCCAGGACAAATTATATTAGATCCTTTTTGTGGTGCTGGAACAACTGGTATAGCAACCATAAAGTCAGGGTGCAATTTTATAGGTGTCGATAATGATAAAGATCAGATAAAGATCAGCGCCAGTAGATTAGGAGAAGAGGATGGAAGAGAATAAACCTGAAGTGAGAAAGGAGCGATCTGGCTGGCGTGATGAGTCTATCAGTCAAAAACACAGAGAATGGGGATGGGATTGTCCGGCGGTAGACATTGATTTTTTATTAGTCGAATATGATAAAGCATGTCCTGTGGCTATCATTGAATATAAACACGAAAATGCGCCACTGCAATATCCGACACACGCATCATATAAAGCACTAAGCACATTGGCTACTGATGCTGGGCGTTCTTTTTTTGCTGTTCGTTATGCTGATGACTTCTCGTGGTGGAAAGTTATACCATTGAATAAAATAGCAATTGATTTATGTCCAGAGAGAATTCAATACACAGAAGGTGAGTATGTTGAATTTTTATATGGGTTACGTAAAAGATTCTTACTCTCAAAAGGGAATTGACACCCACCGTTATACGCATAACAGGAGGATAGAATGAGTCAATCGTTGAAAGAATCTGATCTTGTGCCGATATTGGAGCGTATTAGAGACTTCGGCATGTTAGTTAATAAGATATATGACGAGCAAGTGAAGAAAAATAACCTGGGCAGAGAAACAGGAGACTTGAGAGAATCAGTCAAGGATTTTATTGTCGATATGAATAAAATGATACGAGATTATTCTGATTGACCGTTGACTTTTCTGAATCACCGCTTATATTAGTAATTGTAGAAAGTAGCCGCCAATGATTTACTACTTAAAACTTTTGAAGCACCCGAGATACCTGATCCCGCGAGGGACAGGATAGGGCTTGGCGGCCTCTATCTACTATCTCGGGTGCTTTCTGTATTAGCATGTAAATAATTATCTCGAATGGACATAAAAATATGATACTCCAGCAATCAGATGAAACCTATATATATCTATGGCGTAAGCTATTAAATTCTGAGATATGGGAGATGCCGAACCACTATCTGAGAGTATGGCTATGGATATTATTGCGCGTTAACTATGAAACAGGCCGCATTGATCGCTCAATGAATAACATCGGCCAAGAATGTGCCTATAGAGTCCAGGGAGGATGCCCACGAACCATAAAGCCCAAGCAGGTATCTGATGTATTGGAGTGGCTCGAAAGCAAGAAAATGATCATCTGGGAGAAGGCTGGAAGTGGGAACGCAAGATATTCTGTCATAACTGTAATAAATTGGGAGAGTTTTCAAGACCCACATCAGATCAATAGTAACAAAGAAGAAACAGAGGATAAACAAACAATAAACGAACAGGAAACAGAAACCCACATATATAATAATAAATCTAATAAATTAAATAAAAAAGATATTCCTTCGGAATCGGAAACAGAATCGAAAAAAGAAGTTTACACTCCATCAGAAAACGCCATGCGCTGTATCAACGAATGGCACTCCAAGCGTCCTATCAAAATGACTGATGATACTATTGCTGTCTATGGCAAAACATTTGACGATATGGAGAGAATTGATAAGTTATCTTGGCGCGAGATAGGCGAGATAGTTAAATACGCCTTGACTACATGGACAAGCCAACACATCCAAGCACCATCTAAACTACGCTCTAAGAATAGATCTTATCCTGAACTCAAGACCTGGGAGGTGATCAGAAATCAGATGAGAGGCACACAAGAAGAGATAGGCGAAGCTAAAAAGAGAGAATTCAAAGGAGTAGAGATGCCATGATGGATCGTATGCCACCACAAGACGTCCAAGTAGAGCAAGCCGTCCTCAGCGCCATGATGATCACCTCTGATGCTATTGGGTTAGCCTCAGAGACTTTAGAAAACTCATTCTTCTATAATTCTCATCATGGTATTATCTTTGATGCTATTATCAAACTGTTTCAAAATGGCATTGAGGTGGATACCTTAACGCTCACTGATGAGCTTAAAAAGCGATCCAAGTATGAAGAGGTTGGCGGTGTCGTTTATATATCCAAGCTGGCCTCTGAGGTAGCCAGTGCTGCCAATATCAAGAATCACATCCAGATCGTATTAGACAGAGCAATAGAGAGAGAGATAATCATAACAGGCAGAGAAGCCGAGAGTGCTATTTACGATGGCGTGGGAGCGGGTGAAACTATAGAGAAGTTCAGTAATAAGCTGATGAACCTCAGTAGGACAACAGATCGCAAAGAGCCTTCGACACTAAGCGATATATTCAGCGACGTCAGTTCAACATATGATAAGGCCTCTGCCTCAAAACGTCCTTTTATTGGACTCGATACAGGCTTCTCGGCTGTTAATTATCGCATGGGTGGATTCATGGCACCCGATCTTATCATCTTGGCTGCGCGTCCGAGTATCGGCAAATCAAGCCTGGCCTTCTCTTTTGCTTTGAACGTAGCCAAGATAGAGAAGAAGGGCGTGGGTATATTCAGTTGTGAGATGAGCAAGCAACAGGTGGGCCAAAGAATTCTAAGCACTGAAGCCATGCTATCGTTACAAGAACTACGACAAGGACGATTAAATTTAGAAGGCGTAGATAAGATGGCAATGGCTATGTCACGATTTGCTCAACTACCTATTTACGTTGATGATACAGCAGGACTATCAATAGTGGAGATGCGATCCAAATGTAGGCGATTAAAACAGAGATATGACATCGGATTATGGGTGGTGGATTACTTACAGCTTATGACAGGTCAAGGTAATAGTGAGAATGAACGCCTCAATATGATCAGTACTGGATTAAAGAATATAGCCAAAGATACTGATACACCTGTTTTGGCCTTATCGCAGTTGAATAGATCATGTGAGAGCAGGCCTGATAAACGACCTCAGTTGAGCGATCTACGTGGCAGCGGCGGTATCGAACAAGATGCCGATATAGTATTAATGCTTTATCGTCCTGGGTATTACGAAGAATTACAAGAAAGAGTTGATGGTAAAGAGATCGGCAATGATGCTGCATTATTAATAGAGAAACAACGAAATGGACCCACGGGACAGGTGCCACTGGTGTGGATACCTGAGTCGGCTTGCTTTGCTGAACGCGCACCTTACGACTCTACTCAAGAGATACCTGAAAACTATTACGAAAAAGACCTTGACTAATCAATAACTATTTAGTATGTTATTAAGTATAACAATAACCCAAGGAGAGCGATATGGATATTATGACGGACGAAACGAACGCAGAGTATCCCGTTGATGAACCAGAGATCATTGAATCCGAAGAACGCGCTGAGGAGCATCTTCGCAAGTTGGCGTATTGGAATACAGAGATGGAGCGTATAAATGCTCATGCACAAGCGGAGATGGACAAGATAGCGGCATGGAAGGAATCAGAGGTGGGTAAGGTCCAATCAAAGATACAATGGCATGAGCAAGGCTTACAGGGCTTTCTGTGGCGTTCGGGCGCTAAGACGATCAATCTGATAAACGGCAAGCTCAAGAGGATAAAAGGACGCGATAGAGTTGAGATACCTGATATTGACGCTTTCGTCGGGACGGCACCGGGAGAATTTCTCAATGTCAAAACGATACCTGATAAAACGTCTATCATGGCTCACATCAAAGAAACGGGTGAGATACCGGAGGGCGTTGATCTGGTGACAGGCGAAGATAGTTTTAAAGTATCTTTGGCTTGATGTTATACGTATAACAGGAGATACCTATGTTATATACTGGCACCATAGCACCTCTGACAAGAAAGCGCGAGCGGATGCTTTTACGTCGTGCTAAAAAAGGCGACCTGGAGGCAAGGGATGAACTTATCCAAGCCAATATCCGCTTTGTTGTTGATATAGCCTCTTACTACGATCAGTTCAGGCGAGGTATTGAGCAAGATGATCTTGTCTCAGAGGGTATTGATGGGCTGATAGAAGCCATTGAGCGGTATGATATGAACAGTAATAATAAACTCATATCATATGCAGTCCATTGGATACGCCAAAGAATACGCATGGCACTTACGGGAGATGATATAGTCAGGCGTCCCGGTGGACTTATAACACACATACAAAAATACATAAAGATGCAGAAGAAGATGGAGAACTCTACGTTTGATGAGATATGCGATGAGATGGATCTATCAGAACAGATACGCATTGATTTAGCAGGACAGTTGAGAGGTGATCTATCGATGGATGCACCCTCTAAGTATGATAAGCCTATTCAATACAAAGACCACCAACCCTCTGCTGAGGTCATGCTTATTGAGAATACTATTAATACTACCATCCAAACAGGTGTTGATTCTCTAAATGGTAGGAGAAAACAAATCCTTACGATGTATTTTGGTCTTGATGGAGAGGAGCCTAAGACGCTACAGGCTATTGGTGATATTATAGGAGTAACAAGGGAGCGTGTCAGGCAGTTAAAAGAGATGGCAATGGATGATTTAAAACAGGAGATCAATTATGAAGAACTTGCTGCGCCGGTTATATAATATAGCTGAGAGTCTTTGTGATAAAGAATTTAGAATAGAGATTGAAGAGGCTCTTAAGTCGGCTGATGTCGTTGAGGATAGATTGGTAAATGCTGAAGTAACTGAGGAGGACGCCGAATGGATGAACGCGCCGATGGGCAAACAATCGGAAGATGCTGAATATAGTGGTGTTGATATATCTGCTACTGAAGTAACCGCCTTGCCGTGGACACGACGTGCTGTCGGTGGCGATTATTCTACTGTGATTGCTGCCAACGGTTTTGTGCTGATACACGCAATGAAACACGCAGATGCCCAACTAATCGTCGCCGCCGTCAATGCGTATCAGTTCGGTGCGGTTGCTGCACCGCCTGATGAGACGCCCGATGAGGAACCGCGCTGTCTCCTCTGCAACACGCCGTTGGTGCCGGTGTGTCCGGTGTGCCTAGCGGAGGAGGAGGACGCGCTTGAAAAAGGAACCGCTGAACATGAACTGTTCCTGCTCTACAATACAATCAATGAATGGATTGATGATCGGGGATTTATCCAACGTGCTGACTATCGGACAGAAACGCTCACCACGGTAGATTCCATCAAAAAACGACTTGCCATCGTTGGTAAGTTTTGGACTGAAATGGAATCTACAGAAATTGAATTACGGGAGAGATTGGACTGGTTATTCTTCCACAACGCCAGAGTAGAAAGCAACAATGGAGAGTTATTCTATGTTTATTGGGATGATTGCGAAGCGTGTGACATTGCTTCCGATCTGGCAGTGCAACAGGCGATAGAATACGAAGGCGAGGACGCTACGGATGCGCCTGAGTCAGTAGCCTATGTCCACGTAGAATGCCCTGAGTGTACGCAGCGCGATGATCTGATTGCGAAGATGCGTAAGGCGATCTACAGAGTAGCACTGATGGCGTATGATGACACAGCAGTAAAGACAGAATTAAGACGTATCGCCGCGATGCAGATGGAAGAACCGTTTACGATTACCAGCGAGGATGCGCCCACCGATGTGCCGCAGCCTGATCCAGACTATTTTGAGCAGACCCAGGATGCGCCCGAATCCAGCGATGCGCCCCATACTCTGATCTACAATAATACCACGCAGATGTGGCAGTGTGAGACTTGCGAGAAGCGTATGGTTGATATGGATAAAAGCGAGGCTATTTGCTTTAATGAGGATGGCGATTTTGAGGAGGATGCCCCCACTGCGCCCTGCGTAAATACTGAATGTCAATGCTACGACACGGACGAAGAGAGCAACTGCTCTGGTGAAGATGAGAATGGAAGTAGCTTGACCGACTGCCCTGATTTCATTCTTGCGCCTATCGTCTGCCCTACATGCAGCGGCACGAACGGTCTGTATAGCGATGAGTGTGAGCAGCGGAAACTTGATGAGTTGACCGATGAACTACTCGACATTGCAGAGGAAGATTCCGTCAAGGAGATGGCACAGATGTATAAGGATGGTATGCTTTCACCAGAGGATGCGCCGATACTGGATCACGAAGCGCATGACTATACGCTCACCCACGATGCGCCGATGCGAATACCGTTTTTACTTATCAAAGGCGATGGTATTAGGGATGGTGTTGTCAACGATCACGCTGACCACATCCAGCGACTCGACGGCGACATCCGCTTCATCCGCGATCAGATGGCGTATGATAGTAAGGTGACGCAACTCCAGCAGCAGATCAAGCAACTACAGATTGATCCAGAAACGGGGCGTCCATGCGAGATGGAGGAACGACTCCAGACCCAGATCGACCTGCTCAACGAAAGAAAAGAGGAAGCGGACGCAAGAATGAAACACCACGCTAACTCATCCATAGCTCATCCCGATATGCAGCGTCAGCTTGACGATCTGGACCCGGAGATGGAGTCGGACTATAAGCAGATCCAGGAGCAGATCCAATCTCTCAGCAATCAGGCTGCCAATCAACAGATTACTATCGAGACATACCAGCAGCGGTTAGACAATCATCGGACCGCTCTGGATGAATCGTGTGATGAACGGGTAGGACTGGCGGAGACGAGCAAGAAGTGCATCATCGCCCTGGAGCGCGAGGTAGCGAAATACCAATCTCTCTGGGAGTCGGTCGGCCAAGACCTGGTCGACTCAGAAGTGAAGCGCATGGAGCTGGAAGCGGAGAACGAGCGGCTGCGCGAAGGACTGAAAGAGATAGCTCAGTGGAATCAAGATTGGCAAGATGATTCTGAGATATGCGCCCGGCAATGGCGTGGATGTGTCGCCATTGCGCGGGGATTATTGGATATCACTGATAAATAGTATCTACAAAGTCATCATTCTTATCACCGGGGGCTATAGTAAAATATAGCCTCTTTTTATCATGCCTACTCTGAGGAGGGCCGAATTGTTCGTAGATGGCAGCAAGGGCAGATCGCCATGCCTCTATCTCATTATCTTCTATCTCTTGTATGACGTATTCCTCATCCTCAATAGTAATCTTCACACCATTAGCAACAGTAGATATATTTAGATTCATTTCAACCGCTTACGCTTCTCAATGTTACTGATAGGAATAACCATCTCACCACAACCAAAAGGGGGATCGTCACCCCAATGGGGCAATAAGACGATCTCCCTTTTATTCTCTCGTATCAATCTACCCACAGAATAACAGATACAACTATCCATCTTCTTGAGGATCTTTATATCTGTCCATTCTTGCGTTACTCCTCGGGCATCTCTCCACTCAACATACTCTATCCGCTCCATCAGGAAGCTCCTCCCGCCAATCGCTTACCACACCCATGTCTACCATTTTTTCAGCGAATGATTCGATACACCGTGCTGCATCTTGCCTGTTCTTCTGCTCTAATTGAGGATCGTCCATATCGGCCCTTATAGCTCGCTGGCTTGGTATGATAGGCAAAGGCTGTAGTATATCATTAGAGCCAGGGGGTGAGATGAACATCCACCATCCATTAGGTCGTTGATTCATGCCTATATTAGCTCTATCATTTCTATGCATACCACCTGTCACGTCAAAAGGAACATCAGGTGCATGTTCTGTCCCGCCCGATCTCCAATGGGTATGTCCATGCCATACGCGCCGTATGGTTTTATCTCCCACATACCCTCTATGGGCCAAGTCAATAAGAGTCTTTTGTGTTTCAACAATCAGCTTATTAGGAGATGGTGAATACATAGAATTACCATAACCGTGATTGATAAGCACATTATAAAAACCCTTATCAGCTATGTTCTGTATCCATCGCTGGCCCACAAAACGAGCATTCACACCCAACTGCCGAATAGCCCAGACAAACTCCATGCACGTTGAATCACCCTCACTGTAATCGTGATTCCCTTGGACAATTATATGCTCAATGGTGGCTTTCTCAGGCAGTGCGTTTTTTAACTCGGCATCATATTCGTGCATACGCCAAGCGGCAGCGGCTATCTGTTGCTCCCTCTTATTGAGGACATTATCAAGATGCTGGTTACGATAGATGCCACGCCCTTGGATAGTATCTCCACCGATACAATTAATAAAGTGCCTCGGCTGAAAGCGCCGTATGGCCTCACATGCCTTTGATGTAACGCTTTTGAATGCTTGTATGAGATGACCAGCATTGTGGAAGTGGTGATCTGAGGTGTGAAATGATACGGTCCCTCCCATCAAGCCATCAAAATTAGCATGAGTGCTGTATTCCAATATGGCTTTTAGCTGATCTATCTCTTGGCGCAGATCAACTATTATAGCATCTTTATCCTTATCCATTTCTTGTTGGGGGAAACCTACATCAGATGGGCTTATATTTCTGGGGAATGCCCTATCTGCCTTGCCGTGACTCCCCGGTTCACCTAACTCGAAATACCCCCGCTCAGATAATCTTCTGAGGATATTCTTGACGGTGCTTTTGGGAATGCTCGTATCCTTATGGATAGACCCACGCCCATAGAGCTGCCCCATTTCCTTCAGTCTGTTACGACTTTCTAATACGGCTTGTTCTGTAGGCGTGAGTTCCATTATTCTTTCTCCTTTGCTTCCTCAACAGTATCATCAGCCTCAAGCAGCCTTGCACACTGAGCAGCGTAAAGGGGCATAGGATAGACTTTACGTATAATCTCCTCTATATGCCCTGCCTCTTTGTTCTTGAGCGTTACAGGGCCATATCTGCCTGTCTCAGCATTGCTCTTGCCAATACGCTGTGATAACTCCCAATCGCTTTCCTGTTCCTTCTCATCCCGATCATCGCCCTGGAAGGTTCGGGACAGCGCAAAGCCAGCAACAAATCCCAAGCGCACGGGCTTGCCTTCCTCATCCTTGACACCATTGCCTTCAAAGTTCACAAGCGTCTGATCAAAGTCTACCTCTACTGACATATCGTCCTCCTGTTAAGGGTTTAATATAATATACATAGATCTATTATTGTGTCAATGTTATACGCATAACACCAGATAGGAGTTGGTACATACCCTGCGACATATCCGTCCCTTTCTCTACGCCGCCATTTGCTTCTTCAGTGCATTCAGTTCCGCTCGTAGTGCCTTCGCCTCCGCTTTCCAATCCAACACCGACTTCATCACCGCGCCTTCAACGTCCTCTATCCGCTCTTGGGCGCGTTGCAATACTCTCCCGCCGATGGTGTTGACCACCGATGTGCGAACAGCCAAGCCTTCGTCGGTGTCGTAGGTGCAACCGGGGAATACTTCTGCGAGATCCTGGGCAACGATCCCGAACAGCTTCTTAGCCTCATCGCCATCCTTCTCATACTCGTTCGTCCACTGCCACTTGGAGTATTTGAGCTTCTTCCAATCGTCCCAGTAGTCACGCGCTGGAACGATGTTGGTCTTGAGCGCAACGTCCGAGATGCCGCCGTAACTGTTGGCGCGACCCTGGACCGCTCCGTCTGAGTAGACGATGAAGTCAGCGTCTGTTGAATCGAGACAGTAGATGTAATATTGGCTTGTGTTATTGGGGGATGCTCCACTAAAATTGATTTGAATCCCGTAAGGCGTTGAGGCATGCGTATTGTACATATACAAACCCACATCAGCCGCAGCAGTGGTCGTTGTGAGCAATCCGCTATTAGCAATCGTCAGCTTCGCCGTTCCCCACGTTATCGTGCCAGTGGATGCACCAGCAGTATAAAAAGCATGAGTACCATTGACTTGATTATAATACGATGCCTCGTCGTTGCTGATATATGTTGGATTATTAGATGAGTTATAGAAAGCATTTTGGGCAATGCTAAACGCCGTACCAGCACCCGCTGACGTATTTGCCCACATCGTTGCGTTGCCGCCGATCTGATACGCAGATACATCTCCGTGCCACGTTGCTTGCGGCGTCACGCCCAACCCGAGATTGCCGCTGGAGTCGAGGCGCATAGCAGTGCCGCCATTAACCCCTATGAGCATATCATCATTGGAGTGATCGTAATACAGAAATCCCTGATCGTTTGCGTTCTGATCGCTCCAGAAAATACCAGCAGCACCAGAAGTAGCAGCGTTTATAAATTCAATCTGGTTTTCATTCGCGTCTGACTCCAGCGTAAGCAAAACCGCACCGCGACCACTTGCACCGGATGATGCCTCCCACAAGTGCATCTTGCTATAGGGGCTCGCCGTGCCGATGCCGACGTTGCCGTCCTGAAGAACTGTCACTCTTCGCGTAGGACTTGCCGCCCCATCTGCGGTAGTCCAGATACTAAATCTACCCGGCATATCACTTGCACCGGGCGTTCCATCAACTTCTGCCGTTAGCCGCGCTCCCTCGCGGAAGGCACTTCCATCCGATCCATAAAAACTGATTTGCCCTAACTCATCATCATCGGCAACAATAGTATGCGATCCAGCCGTCGCGCCACGGGTTTTATTGAAATACATCTCTGGTCCTGCCGCACTAACGCCAAAGCCTTCAAACTGCACCGAACCTTCAACTGTAACATCGGTGTTTACATTAAGCTTAAAGGTTCCATTCGCCGCGCCGATCTGAACGTCGTCGCTGGTATTCAGCGTCGTCACCGTCGCCGCTGCGGGAGTCGTCGCGCCGATTGTTACCGCATCCAGCGTACCGCCATTAATATCAGCCGTAGTAACCGTTCCAAGATCGGTCCACGTGCCCGTAATAGATACTGCATTCGTCAGCGTCCACGCGCTTGGATGAAACGTCAGCGCATCTCCAGTGGCATTGCCAATGGTCGTGTTGCCGGTGGATGTAAGATCGGTAACGGTCGTTGCCCCTGCGCCGAGGGTGCCCGTGGTCAGTAGGTTCGCCGCTCCGAATCCAAACGCTCCCGCACTATGGGTGATCTTTGCGTTGGCAGCACCAAAGTCGAGGACGGCACCAGAGGTGAAGAACATATCATCGCCTACATAGCAATCCTTCACCCATGCGATACCGCCCGCCGTCTTTAGAGAGGCAGTAGTCGTATCGGTGGCCTCTGTTGCATCCGAGGTAGATATTACCCCCGTGGCTGACACCGCCTTATGTAAGCCCGTCCCGGTGGATACATCGAAATTATGTTCAACGTCGCTCGTGGTCTGTAACCAGTCATCAGATGCGCCCAAAAGGTCGTAGTCTGATTTCAAAGTTGCCGAGCCCACTATCACTGTAGCCCCGCTCGTAAATGCCATTATTTCATATCCTCATGTAACATAGCTACATACATATCTAACTCCATCATATATTGCTCCGTCATCATATCACAGTTCTTTATCTGCGCTATGCCATCCAAGCGCCTACCCACCATATCTAATTTCTGCCACTCCTTGCAATCGCTTGCCATGCTCTCCTCTATCTGCATCAACCCTGCCTCTGCTCGGGTGCGAAGCGCAGCGCACTTCCTTATCAGCGTGATACGCTCTATCATCCTACTCCGCAACACCATCGTATTCTGAACCGCTTTGCTTTCCTCTTCGCTATCAATAGGGCCAAGGGTTATCTCCTTGATTATCTGTTCATACGTCCTTAGATCATCCATTTATTCTAAAACCAATGTGAGTAGTCAGATTGTGGGTCGGTGGGATCGGCCAAGCCAGAGGCATCGCACCAGAACCCCGAGTTTTGACGCTGTGAGATGGTAGCCGCTGCATAGTTGGGTGAGCCAGGAGCCATCCACTTGCCAAACGTATCGGTGAAAATATCGTAGGCTTGTACCCTTGTAGTCATGGTGTGCAGATTGGTTTCTACTGAACGGATCTGCAATGTCTTATTAGTAAAGATGGAGTAATCTAAATCAATTTGATCGGCTAAATCCTTAAGCATTGCCCTTCGTGTTAGCATCACATTAGCCACGGCGGGCTGTTCGCTGAATAGATACAGCTCTCTATCCATACGCGCCTCTGCATCAGCCTTATTATATAACCAGTAGAAATCCATCTGCCGCTCTGTCGTTGCCAGATCACGCGCAATAGCTATGCTGTCTGAGGAGGCCGAGGCGTTGTAAAAGACCTTATCAATGGGATCATACTGATAGCGCACACGCACCTGATTGGCGTAGAACCTGTCCGGATCATACTCAATAGCAAAGTCAGCTCTCTCCCTATCCACATCAGCCAGGACTATATCCGTATCGTGCATGGTGATGCGTCCTGATGTATCTAACTGCCGAAACTTAGGGCTATACTGTCCACGCGAGAAGCGTAGGTCAATAGAGTTTTCGTTGAGTAGTTCAGAGATAAGCACCTCGCTGCTTGTCTCTGTATTGATTACTCTCCGACAGGTGAATGGCCCTGTATTAGTATTGGTTGAATGGAAGGCCGTCCCATTCATATCCTCTCCTGTCAAGCCTATGTAGGTGGTCAGGATGCTCTGTAATACATCAGCGGGTTTTTCTATAAGAGTGCTGTTGGCTGTGTATAGTCCTTTACAGTTAACCGATACCGTATCGGAAGTGGCGTTATACGCATAACCGGAAATGTCAAAGGTGGCATCAGTCAACGTGGTTGAGCGGATGGAGTTGGCAGCACCCGAGCGACCCGCCAAGACGGAGGCATTCTTTAGATAACGATCAACGCTCAGTATACCATGAGATGCTACCTTAAAGGATGCGCCCGTTGCCCTTTGATCGGTGCATACACAAGGGATAGAAAGGCCAGAGGCGGCAGCAGAGGACCAGTTACCATAGACAATAGAGATAGGAGTAGACCGTGCCTTCTTCTCAATATTGGGATAAGCATCTGTAGTATATTTGCTATCAACGAGCGGTAGGATGCGACGGTCTTTCTCGCGCTTATCAATGACGGTGAAGGTGGCCTGTGATTCATCCAGGCGATAGCCATTGGGATGAGCTATATACCCCCTGAAGACTTCTGAGTAATCGCTTTTGTTCTCTCCCTCTCCCAGAAATACTTTGACGGTTCTGTTTGAAAAAGTGTTCGCCTGAACCAAGGTAGTCAACGCACCATCGTTGTTATCGACCACCACATTGAACGTATCAATAGTCTCCCTTGGTTCCAGAAAGGTGCCTAACGTCCTCCTGAGCGACACCTGTGAACTGAGCCGCCCTTGGTAGAAGTAACCCGTGACAGCCCCATCGCGCACACTCAGTCCCTCATCAGCATAACGGATGGTGGTTGAGTCTAAAGCGAACTCTACCAGATAGTGAAAGTCTCCTGATTGGCATGTCGGGTTGAACGCCATTATATCTTTTCCTCTAACCGCACAGAGTCAATATTGTAATCGCGGAGGATCTGCTGTGTGCGTCCTACACTGCCCATGAATTGCACATAGAAAGTGTTATGCGATGGGCGTGTCGTAGGATCTAACGATATAATAAAAGGCGTATGCAGCCCCACCTGATTATAGAGCGCCGTGAACTCATCGGCCTGTTGCTCATCGACCCTTGCCACGTTGTAATTCAACTCGCTGAAGGATCGGCGTGTGGTCCAATAGGCTTGCCGCCCTACCGTGGGCATCCCCCTTGATGGATCTTTCACGGTGATAGAAAATCCATCTCTTATATTGCGCGATGGTTCAATATACCGTCCCGCCATGATGCGCCCGATATCTACCGGAGAAGCGTTGCCTGTTCCCGGCTCAACATAAAGCCGCCACCATCTATAAGATTGATTGGTCACATAGTAATGCCCTATCTTGAGGACGT